CAGCCAATGTTTCAAGAGTAATAGAACGCTCAATCCATGTGATTGCAGATTCTGGCTTATTATTAGAACCTACAGTACGTGAAGTAATTTCTGCAACAGCAGCAGCGGAACGCGTGATTGCCTGTTGATCAATGTAACGGATAACACCATTAGAATCCTTCACATCTTGTGCGCTCAATTGCACGTTTGTGAAAAGACTTTTAATCACTGCACCACGTGTAGGAAGTTGTCCAATTCCTGGAAGACGAATCCCCATCGTGTTGGATGTTACACCTGAACGGCTGATGATGGTTTTATTTACCTTAAACTTTACTTGATCATTCTTATCGCCTTTATCTGCAAGTGCTTTCAATGCAACACCCTGCTCATCAACTACCTGTTGAATGTCCTTAGATTCATTAACACGATTAGCCTTCTCTTTAATCTCAGCTAATACTTTACCTTGTTCAACCACTGCATCAGATAATGTTTTGATTTCCTCCGCTTTCAGGCCTGCTTTTTCAAGTTCAGCTTTCAATACGTCAGTAGTCATCAAACCTTTAACTGCTTCAGCGATCTGTTTAGTAACGTCACCCATTTCTTTCTTGTGTTCCTTACCCATTTCAGCAAGAAGCTTCTTAACTTCTTCGCCTGAAATAGTTTCAACATCTAGTGAACGCATGAAAGGAATTAACGGCAACACAGCAAGAGACAAATCAGGAGTCGCATTCTCAAAGTGGAATGACAAGATACTACCGACTATAAATAGTGCCGCGAGCCCGATTGCCTGCTTTCGTCTCTGCACTAACATGGTAAGGGAGATGAGGAACCCGATAAGTCCTGCACCTGCCTCATTCTTTTCTGAACCGAAGGAAGACTTAGTTGCAACAGCGGATTTGAATTCGCTATCATCAACCTTGAATGCTTCAACCTGTTCCAATGTAATTTGCGGTGAATGTAATACAGTATCCTGTTTACATTCTGTGCTAAGTGTCACGGCGAACGTGAGCATCAATAGCAAGATTCCAATTTTCTGTTTCATTCGTTTGATTTTAAAGTTTATAATGTTTCATTAACTCGTCCGCAGTTAGAGTGACTCTCGTCGGCTCAGGAGTGGATTTGTCCGGCTCCCCTTTCACTTGCGTTATTGATATAGTAGGAGTAGCGAAGTTCGAACCTTTCACTACTGCCGACCCTTCCAATACTTTCCCTTCAAAGACAGGGAAGAAGAAGCCGCGAGCCTCTGCATCTGACTTGTTCACAATCATGTCAAAGTATTTTTGCCATACTTCATACTCTTCCTTGTATGCTTTATCGTTGATGGCCATATCATACTTGACATACTTCATACCAACAGAATGTTCCTTCACCTTCCCGTCCGCATAACGTTTGAACATGAAGGGGCTTTCATTCTTATCAATCACTGACTTGAATGTGAGGGCTTCTGTCTTTCCCTCATACGAGTATCCTATCTCAGTCCATGGAACAGTCTTCACACTCATATCAACATTGTCAGTAATAATACCTTTGAATGTGAAATCGTGCTCCTGTATCAAATACATCTGTTTGTTCTCCTTCACAGACTTCGTCCATATACCGTCAATATGAACATCCATGTGGGAATCAAACAACTTAGTAGTGTTGATAATACTGGTTACTTCAATCTTTGTTGCGTCCTTTAGTGCAGCAGTATTGCTCGCTTTCACAACTTCATTGTCTACAGATAAGATGTACTGTGCGACAGTGCTGTCAGCCTGCTTGAACATAGCCCTCTTCTGTGCAAAGAGCAGTGCCTTGTTCTGCACTAACCAACGATTGAGATCCGTTCCCTTGTATTCCTCTGGTAACTGTATCATTTGTAGACGATTGTTAACTGTTGCTTATCACTCTTCAGTTGTTTCACTTCTTTGGGCGATAACTTTGGCTTGTCTTTCGCCTGCTCTTGCTTTGAGGATTTCTCCATAGCTTAGTTTTGGTTTAGATTCACTTAACTTGTTGAGAGTCTCTTGTGTCGCTTGCTCCTGCTCCACTACACTAGAAATCTCTTCAATTGATTTTTCTTCGCGCGTTGTTTCAGGAGACTCACCTGTTTCATTTATCTTTAGAGCAGGTGTTTTCTTTTTAGAAGCCATCGGTATTGTTGTTTATTGGTTGTGTTACTGGTTCTACATAATATACATCACCTTCCGTTCCGGGAAGTTCTTCTTGTCCTATCATCATTCTATACTCATTCTTAGTGATCTGCCCGTCCTTCCATGCAAGAGTCGCCGCTTGAGCGTTTGTCAACATCACAGCTGCTGCATCTGCCTTATCCTCTTGCAGTACTCCAACCTCTTCAAAGTCTAAAGCGATACACGCATTATTATCATTCGCTTTAAAGAATCTTTCATACTCACTGAAATCTCTATTCGCATTGGGAATGACATTGGTAGTATAACACGTGGCGAGTGCATTGTCCGAATCATTCGCATAAGTGTTTTCAGTCTCCTCATACAGTGCATAGGGTAACATGAGGCGATGACAGATAGCTTTTTCGGACTTAATTATCGTTCCACTGGTATCAAGATCTTTCACATTGAAACTAATGGGATTCCATCGCATTGCACGACGAGAGATAACATACTGGAATTGAGACAGATTCAATCCGTACTGTTCCAGTGCACCTTGTAATTCGTTTCTCTGTCCTTTCGTGTATGGTAGTATTCCACCTGAATCCTTAAAGTTTCCCGGATCAGGGCCGATAAATCCAAGCGGTCCCTTCTTCTTCAGCAGCACATTGTCTGCTTCCATTGCAGCGCAGAAGTTGGACACAGCCATATCCAATCCAACGAGTTTACTCAAAGGTAACGTAAGATTGATCTTACTATTCTGCATGAAACCGTCCTTGAGTATAATCACTTCGGACGGATCTATCTTAATAGTTTTTCCATTCAGTGTACACTCATATCGCTGTATCAAACTTTCAAGAGATGCTGCTTCGGCGACATTACTATTGGCGACGAGTATGGGTTTGAATAACCAAGGAGGGAGATTAACTAACTGAAACGCTTTTTCTGGTGACCTCTTACCTCTGAACCCAACAGGCATGATGGGTAGTACAGGACAGAAGCCGAACACTTTCTTATAAACTGTTTGCTGTCCACGGAACTGTTCCCATGATTGCAGCACGTTAGGTTGATCAAATAGTTTTAGTATTGCTTCAGACCATGCGTTCTTTAGTTCTTTTTCTTTACCCTTACCACCTTTGCGAGTGATACACAGTTTTCCAGTAAGATCATACTCTGCAAGCCTATCCACCACTGTTCCAACTGGTGAACAGAATTCGTATGCATATTTCTGCATGAGCGGACTTTCCAGTCCCATCCACTTTGCTGTCCGCTTGAATTTGATGATGTGATTCTTATCGTCACGTGGACCGAAGTCTAACGGACCGAATGGTTGGGAACCGAACGATCCTGTATCATAATCCGCAATACTACCGAACAGATCAATCCACGTCATGTCTTGAATTTAATTTTGATTCCACTTTTTTCGCACGTCTATTCAAGAGGTATAAGTATAATTGCTTGAACGCATACTGTATCAACTTGATGATTAGGAACGCTATCACTTGCGCGATGATAAGAATTAATGTTAGTTGAATCGCTATACTCATTCGCCATTAGTTTTAAAACAACAAAGGGCGGCTCTAATTAAAGAGTCGCCCTGTGCCTATCCCATATCACAAACCTCAATACAAATATACACCTCTTAACCGTACTGCACAAGTGCCTAAATTGCAGCAGTTTACGCGATTTTGGTCATAATAGTTTATTTTCTATCCGTTTACTGAACTTAGATGCTTATGTGTAAGTACTCCATAACGGATCGCATCTAGTAAGTGATTGTATGCGTCAATCGGTTCATTCGTCGCCTTACCTGTATCAGGATCAGTCAACCATTGATATCGTTTAAGTTCTTCCGCGAGATTTTTTGATGACGACGTATAATAAAAGTTATACTCTTTCTTCATGATGTGAATACCACGTGTCACGCTTCCTTTCTCTGCTGCATATGCCATGAGACCCATCAAGCGGAACTCACGGATAGTAGCTAGGTCACGCTCACAGTACACTGGTGTTTCATTAGAGAAGCGACACTCCTTCCTAAACAGATCTCTCACATATCTATCGGGCAGTCCTGTTTCATAACATAACTCTTTCACATAGATATCGCGCTTGATCTTTCTTATCAGTACACCTGCTGTCGGGTCATTTGTATATCCAAAGTCCACTGCTCCATATCTAACACCATGATCAGGGAACTCACTATCAGCAATCATCTTCCAATTAGGGTAAATGATACCTGACATATTGCCCGTCAGTCCTCTCGCATAAACTCTATGCAACTCCTTATCAGGAATATTTTCAGTTCGCGCGTGGTCAGCTGCACTGAGGAATGGGTTGTGACGGTGATCGGATATGATCAATCGCACCTTCAAGCCGAGTGAATTCGCATTCGGTTGTGGTTTGCTGATCAATTCATCATGAGCCCAGAATGGCGCAGTTGGATTATAATCTATGTATGTACAGATACGTGTCTTCTTGCACATCTGCCAGAACACCATCCAAGGAATAGCTTGTGCTTCATTGACGAAAAGATATTGACGCTTCCCTTGCTTTGCTTCTTGCTCGTTAGGAGCACTAATGAATTCCAGTATCCACCCTGTATCAAATGTTATTGTCCGCGATCCCTTATCCCACTTGACGACAGCGTCACGCAGATATTTATTATTGGAATACAGTGTTTCAAAGATACGATACGGCCCTTTCTTACTGTTCGGTATACTGACGTTGAGTATAGTCATCAACGGTATGTCACCATTATTTGGAACAGGGAAGTAACTTCCAATATATGAGAACAGCTGCACCATAGTGTAAGTCTTGGAAGAATCTGTTCCTCCTTGATTCACAACGCAGTTCGCCTGCCCGAGCTGAGGACGTTTCGGATCCCAGTGTCGTTCTAGATTCTCCTTGAATAATGGACCTGTATCAAACATTAGACTAATTC